AATATTATTTATATAAATTCGTTTAATATATTTATATAAATAAAAATATTTGCTTTTACTTAAAATCAGCAAATTAATTAGTCAATATTCACTAAATGTATAATTATACTATACTATACAATACAATTACTAATTACTTTGATAATATTGGGATTTTATCAATATTAATTAAATTTTCAATACCTCCTTTTAATTTGGTTATAGTGTTCAACGGAACTGCAAATTTTGAAAATTCTGGTCGTAATAATTGATTCTCTGGTGTATGTTTATGACAACATCTAGCAATCATCTTATATAGTTTAAATTCAGGATAACGGTCTTCACCGGTTGATTTATATAATAAATTTATTCCTTTATCATCTGAGCACCATTCAACAACCAATTTTACGATAGGATTATTGTTTTCTAAATATTTTACATTCGATATATCTTCCACTAAATAATCGAAAATAGAACAAGCTAATCTACATATATCAAAACTATAATTTGGATCAATACGTGTTTTTTTATCGTTAAAATAAGGCTCGGTATTATATTGTGTTGCAGCATCTCCACCATTTTCAAAGCTGTCACTGCAAAATAAATTACCTTTGTATTTGTAAATACTTCGTCCAAAGTCGATAATTTTAAATAATCTACCAAATGTAGGTACTTTATAATATTGATTTTTATAACAATAATAAATGTATTTTTTATCGGTATAATTATACATTACATTGTTGGTATGTAAATCATTGTGTGTAAATGAAAGTGATTTTTGATAAGTTAATAAAATCATTATTATTTGCATAAATGCGGAGAGCCATTCATCATGTGACAATTCATTATTTGCAATTAAATTATCAAATGTATTTTCACATGATTCCATGCATATTAATTCTACAGGAAATTCAGGTATTCTTGCTTCTACATACTCTGAATCACTGTTGTAGGATGTATATTCAGTAGTGCTGTCGTTCTCGTTGTTGTTGTCGTTGTCATTATCGCAATATTCTTCAATATTTATTAAATCTGGAGTTTCCTCAGATTCCTCACATTCTCCACATTCACCATTATTATTTTCTTCCAAATTGTCTATTGTTATGTTAAAAGAATTTTTAGATGAATTTGATGTGTAAGATGTTCTAGATGAACATGACGACGATGACTTTAAGGACGAATTCATTTTATCTATTTTTAAATTGGATGTTATATTTTCAAATGAAATTTCATGTAAATTATCTTCATCACCTTGGTTATTACTATCTACAAATATATCATCTAAATCCTGGATAGTATTTTCAATTGTATCAATTTGAAATTCGTTTGTAATATCTAAATCGCGTGTTTCATCATTAATAATAATTTTTTTCAAATTTTTCGAGGAATATTGGTTATTACACTCATAATCATAATTTTCATCATCAATTTCAAACAACACATTTTTATTTTTATTAAAATAATCTGATTCTGTTAAATAATCCAAATCATCATAAATATTAAATGTATAATTTTTTTTTATTCCTAAAAAAGAACCATAATAATCTAGTCCATGTATAAAATTTGTATGATGTAGTAAAATACTTGATAAATATACAAAAAAACTATCAACATAAGCTGAATTATTGACATTTAATAATTTTGGATGTACGTTATCTGTATTTATATCATCTGTTGTAATGGAAGGCAAATTATATAAATACGTGTTGTTGTTTTGATTGTTTTGATTGTTATTATCCAAATTATAATATTTACCAGTCATAAATCTAATAGGATCTAATAATGGAGCAAATTTAATGAATACGACCTTTTCTTTTGATTTTTGATTCAACATATTTTTAATTTTACAATTGTACAAGCATTGATTTATATAATTGTCTTCAGTCATGCTATCATCATCATCATCGTTATCATCATCATCATTACTAAGTTTTTCATTTGCATCATCATTACAAAGTGAATAAACATTACTAATAAACCATTTATTATTTAGATTTACACTATTGTAATTTTGTAGATTCAATGAAAAAAACCTGGAATAGATTGGAATATAATTTTGCAATTTAGAAACATTGGCTATTTTTTCTAAACTTTGGAATAATTCTACATTTTTACGTTTCTGATAATTAATATTAAAAAGCTCTTCATTCATTTGATTTGAAATTGTTAGTTGATTTGTGTTAATATTATTAGACATATTATTAGGTAAATATAATAAAAAAAACGATTGTTTTTAACTAATATTTCTATAATATTTCTAAATAATTTGATTGTATTTTGCGTATATTTAAAAATTTTAATTTTTATGAATTATATAGACCTATAGCATAGACATACAACACATACACATATAATCATGTCACTAGAATTGAAAAAATTTGATATGAAAAACATTAGTTTTAAGCCAAATGAAAATAAAGGACCCGTAGTAGTGTTAATAGGTCGTCGTGACACTGGTAAAAGTTTTTTAGTTAAAGATTTGCTTTATTATCATCAGGATATTCCTGTAGGCAGTGTTATTTCTGGAACAGAAGAAGGTAATGGTTTTTACGGTAAAATGGTACCTAAATTATTTATTCACAATGAATACAATACTGCAATCATTGAAAATATATTGAAACGTCAAAAAACAATTTTGAAACAAATTAAAAAGGAGATAGAGACATTCAAACGCAGTACAATTGATGCAAGAACATTTGCAATTTTAGATGATTGTTTATATGATAATACATGGGCCCGTGATAAAATGATGCGTTTGCTTTTCATGAATGGAAGACATTGGAAAATCATGCTTATTATTACGATGCAATATCCGCTAGGTATTCCACCTTCTTTACGAACAAACATAGATTATGTTTTTATTTTGAGAGAACCATATATAGCAAATAGGCGTCGAATTTTTGATAATTATGCTGGTATGTTTCCAACGTTTGAATCTTTTTGTCAAGTCATGGATCAATGCACAGAGAATTATGAATGTTTGGTGATAAACAACAATGCAAAATCGAATAAACTACAAGACCAGGTTTTTTGGTACAAAGCGGACAGTCATAATGATTTTAAATTAGGATCTAAAGAATTCTGGGAATTATCGAAAGATATGGGGTCGGATGATGAGGAAGAAAAATATGATCCGAATAATATGAAAAAGCGAGGTCAGGGTCCAAAAATTAGTGTGAAGAAAACAAAATGGTAGGGTGAATTGGTGCTATGTAAGTGTAAAATTATTTATAAATTAAAAGAATTACTCCTGCTCCACCACCACCACCAGCAACCAAAAACAAATCATATATTTTTATCGTGGTGGCTGGTGTAAATGTTCCTATTTTGAATTTTAGCATATAATATCCACCTGATAGTTTAGATAGCGTATAATTTTAACTAGATGATGAATTAAAAATAAAACCAATACTATAAATAAATAAATTGAAAAATATTTGATAAATCTTGCTTATTTCCAGTGATACCTGCGTAATTATTAACGTTGTATCCAGTATTCGGTGCGTGAATTCCAGATGTATACGGTTGAAATACTTGATTTAAATCTAAATTATTTACTAAAATTCCTGTAGCAGAAGCTTTCATACCACTTAAATAAGGTTCAAATTTCGTATTTAAATCGACAAATGTACCATTTGGTCCGGGAACAACATAATTAGTTACGGATGCTAAAATATGTATTTGTGAGACAGTATTATCACCACTGTTGGTAACCCATACATTTTTCCCATCTGATGAAATTCCTAATGGATCGAGACCAACTGAAATGACGCTTACAAACGCACCATTAGTCGCATTTAGTTGTGTTACAGTTTTATTAGATACATTTGCAACCCATACATTTTTTCCATCAGATGAAATTCCATTTGGTGTATTAAAACCTGTAATTGTCTTAACAAATGCACCATTAGTCGCATTTAATTGTGTTACAGTATTATTACCACTATTTGTAACCCATACATATGTACCATCTGATGAAATTCCAAACGGTGCAATACCAACCGGAATTGTATTAACAAATGCACCGGTAGTCGCACTTAATTGTGTTACGGTATTATCATCAATATTTGCAACCCATACATATGTACCATCCGATGAAATTCCCTTTGGACCATTACCAACTGAAATTGTATTAACAAGTGCACCGTTAGTAGCATTTAATTGTGAAACAGTTTTATTACCAGAGTTTGTAATCCATACGTATGTTCCATAATAAGAAATAAATAATGGTGAGTTAAAATTATTAATTGTATTAACAACAGATCCATTAGACACATTGATTTGTGTTACACTTTTACTAGAATAATTTGCAACCCAAACATATGTACCATTTGATGAAATTCCAGCGGGTTCGTTACCAACTGAAATTGTCCTAACAACTGCACCGTTCTGTGCATTTAGTTGTGTTACACTTGAACTAGCTTTATTTGCAATCCATACATATGTACCATCTGATGAAATACCAAACGGATAAAAACCGACAGAAATTGTATTGACAACAGACATTATATATAAACTTTACTTTTGATTATTATAAATATAAAGATATAAATAATTTGCATAAATAATACACAATACAATAAATAAATCACGATCATAAATCTAATATTTAATTAAAGAATAGTTTAATATATCATTAAAATTTATAGTTTAATGATATATAACATCAATTATGTCATATTTTTAAAATAGGTTTTATATTATTAATATTATTGTCAATAAAATTACAATTATCTATAAATTCTTGTGGTAAATCATATTTTTCACTCACGAGATTCGATTTTTTCATTATTGGGTTGGTTTTTGTTTATTCTCAAGAAAAATATACTATAAATATTAATGCAAATTATATTAAATTACATTTATAATTAAATATACCATTATTGTAAAGGTACAAAAGTGTGTTATTTTATATAAAAGCAATAATAATTACACCAGAACCACCGTTTGCACCATTGTAATAGTAGTCTGGGGTATCTTTACCTGTTTGATTATCATATATATTAGCTCCTCCACCTCCACCTCCACCGGTGTTAGCTGTTCCAGAAATAGGAGCAATAGAATTACTACCATTTGCAGTACCACCAGATCCACCACCTCCACTTCCACCACTTCCTCCTGTTCCTCCTTTAGATGCATTTCCACCACCTCCACCTCCACAATATTGTTGAGAATTGATCGTACTAGTAATACCATTTACACCCACACCTCCATTTGTCGGTCCTCCAAATGTTGATGATTCATTTTTTGTACTACCACCAGTTACAGTAGCACCCCCTCCTCCACCTCCACCGTTATATGTACCACCGTAACCTCCTGAATATGTTGATGAATATGTTAACGATGTACCTGTACCACCTATTCCACCAGTACCACCAGGTGCTCCTGAACCGAATCCAGCACCTCCTCCTCCCGAACCTATATTTCCACCACTACTAATACTAGTATTATAAAAATTATCACATGCACCATTACCTCCTCCATAAGCTGTTTCACTTATATTAATACCAATTATAGATGAACTTCCACCATTTGTAGAATTTTTGGAATTATTCTTATCACCACCGATTCCACCATTACCAATTGTCATAGTATAACTAGTATTTGAATTAAATTTTAATGTACCATAACCAAATCCACCACCTCCACCACCACCAGCTCCATCAGATCCACCACCACAACCACCACCACCACCTCCACCAACAATATTTACAGTAGCATTAGAATTTAATAAAATATTCGTAAATTCTCCACTTCCTGTGATAGTAATAATCAAACTATATGTAGCATTTGAACTCGTAGTGTAAGTTCCTGTATATGAAAATAATAGAGATAAATTAGGATAAAATATTTGATTTAAATCTTTGCTAATTCCACTACCGCCATAATTTTCAACTATATAATTTGTAGGTGATGCATATAAACTACTATTATTAATTGCAAATATTTGATTTAAATCTGTTGATCCTGTTATACCCGCATAATTATTTACTAAAAATCCAGTAGCGGAACCTTTAGTACCACCTGAATAGGGTACAAATAGAGTATTCAAATCAACCAATGTCCCTGAATTATCAATGTAATAATTTGTTGGTACATTGATATGTATTTGTGATACTGTATTATTTCCATTATTTGTAACCCATACATTTGCACCATAAGATGAAATTCCAATTGGATTGTTACTTCCACTTGGATTGTTACCAACTGTAATTGTTGCGACAACTGTACCACTAGATATACTTATTTGTGATACGGTGTTAGCGTTGGCGTACGCAACCCATACATTTGTACCATCCGATGAAATTCCTTGTGGATTGTTGCCAACTGAAATTGGCGAACCAACTACAGT